CTTGATTCCGAATCATTGCTTTACCAAATCTTGTAAATCTGCCTTGCTCCATGTCCAGTTCCCCCCCAAATTGGGCATCCTCATCAAATTTTACCATATCTTCTTGCATCTTATGAGCGGCCTGCAAAGCCTCATCTGATGAGTTCACCCCCTGGCCTACCATTTCACCTATCCATGCCCCAAGTGCAAAGACACCAAAGTATGAAAGCGTAGTGGCAACGACTTTTGTTTTACCGCCACCAGGAATTCGAGTGCCATATTTTGCATATGTTTTGGGTACTACTCTGGTGGCCATAACTGTACCTGTCGTGGCAACAGCCCCTGCTGTTGTGTAATTATTAACTGAACTTTGCGCGTTCTGAAGTTGTTGTTCTTCCTCCGACTCCAGCCGCGCTTCAGCATCAGAAAAAACATTAAATACAACAAAATGATTTACCTCATCAGTCCCAACATTAAGTGGATACTCTAAATTATTAATAGGTTTCATTCCCACTTCAGAATCAAACTGGCTAACCAAATCTAATTTGTTAAATATAGTATCTTCGGGGTAAACTCCATCACCAAATAAAGGTTTTAATGAATCTCTTGCACTTGCCATACAAATCTCCTATTTTATCTGTAATACATACTTATATATGGCATACAAAGGTAGATATAAACCAAAACAACCGAAAAAATATATCGGAAATCCTACTAAGATTATATATCGCAGTTTATTAGAAAAAAGATTCATGTTATATTGCGATAAAACGGATGCAATACTAGAATGGGGTTCTGAAGAAGTCATAGTCCCATATAAATCTCCTATCGATAATAGAATGCACAGATATTTTGTAGATTTCATAGTAAAACTAAGAAACAAAGACGGTATAACTGAAACACTTTTAATAGAAGTCAAACCAAAGAAGCAATGCTCTGCACCTAAGAGGCCAGAAAGAAAAACAAGAAGATATCTTACAGAAATAAAAAATTGGGGCATTAATTCTGCAAAATGGAAAGCGGCAACAGAATATGCAGAAAATAAAGGATGGAAGTTTATTATTATGACAGACGAAACACTTTCTCCGTAACTTTTACATATATAATTATATGCCAGATGAACCAATAGTACCGCCACCAAGTGAGGGTGATGTAAGCGAAACTGCACACTTAGGTGATAAAAGCGCGGGGTCGTTTTATGAATCTGGTCATATCCACAGTCCTGATGTTATTCTTTCTCGTAAAAATGTTTTTGATGCATTAGATGAATTATTTAAAGAGACCGGTATTAAAAGAGGTTCAAAAGAAGCATTAAAATGGTATAAAGAATTGGTTCGCGAATTGTTTGATACTACTGATGTTACTCCTGAAGAAACTTTCCTTAGAGATGAAACCAGGATGATACAAAAATCTGGGATGTTGAAAAGAACTGGAAGAATGTTTTTGTTCAACTACAAACCCAAATATAGAAATGATTTAAAATATTATGATACACTGCCATTGGTTTATGTTATAAAATTTACCAAAGATGGATTTATGGGATTGAATTTACACTATCTTGATATGAAAAGAAGAACTCATTTATTTAATAACCTACAAGTTCTTTTGAGTGGTTCGATTGAGGATGATATGACTCGTCTTCGGATTAACAATCAAATATTAAAAGGTTCTCGTAAATTTAGGTGGTATAGACCTTGCATTAGAAGATATAAAACAAGATTTATAGGTTCTAGAATTTTACAAATACCACCCAAAGATTGGGGCATAGCGATTCATTTGCCCGTTGAAAGATTCATCAAGAAACATAAATATCAAGTATGGGCAGAAAGTAGACAACAAATGTTTAGAGAAGTAGAAGGAAGTAAGGACCAATAATGGCAAAAATCCCAAGCACAATCAACAGCCTTATAGCAAATATAGCACACTACGGCAGTTCATACCCACACAAATATGAAATAATGTTTACTCAACTGGACGCGCTGTCAAATCTTCGTTTGTGTGTGTCGTGTGAAACTTGTACTATGCCTGGTAGAAATATTTCAACACAAGATATAAAATTACACGGACCTATAACTGAAATGCCTTACGAGGTTTCATATTCGGGCGATTTAGATGTTACTTTTAAACTTTCTAAAGATTTCAAGGAAAGGATAGTATTTGAACAATGGCAAAATGAATTTATTAGCGACCCTAATAACCATAACTTAAAGTACTTGGATAATTATAAATCAGAAATAGAAATAACACAATTAGATGAAGAAGATAAACCAATACACAGAGTTGTTTTAGAAGATGCATGGCCAAAAACAATAAGTCCAATAGAATATGGCGATGAAAGAGGCGGAGAGATTAATAAACAACGAATAGGATTTTCTTTTAGAAAATGGAGAACTGAAAAACCAGACGAACCTGGATTCCTCGAAGGAATTCTTGGTAAATTAGATTTAGTTGGAAGATTGGAAAGAGCAATTATGCCTTTTGGTGGAGCAGACTCACCCATTCCAATGATACCAACAGCAATAGGCGGTCATGTTGTTCGCCTTCCTTGGGGATTAGACCCAAACCAAATGACAGGGCAAATTGAAGATTTACTTGGAGATGCTCTTGGAGATATTATTTAAAATAATGGAGAAATATTATGAAATTACCAACAATTACAGTACCAAAATATAATGTAACAATACCAACAAGCGGAGAAAATGTATCCTTTAGACCTTTTGTAGTTCGAGAAGAAAAAGCATTACTGATGTCCCTTGAAAGTGAAGATATTAGTAATGTAATAAATAGTCTTAAAGACATTATCACCAATTGTACTTTTGGTGTTGTAGACCCAGAAAAATTACCACTTGCAGAAATGTGTTATTTGTTTTTAAACATCCGCGCAAAGTCTGTTGGTGAAACAGCAGAACCTGCTTTAACCTGTATGGGTTGCGCGGAAACGAATTATATAGAAGTTGATTTAACATCACTTGACATAGTTCAGAACGAAAAACATTCTAAAAAACTTGAACTTGGTGATGGTAAAGGTATTGTAATGAAATACCCCACACTTGCAATGGAATCTAATTTTACATCTCAAATGTTTTCACCTGACAATATAAAGTTTGCCGCTGAATGTATCGATTCAATATATGATGGAGATAATGTATATAAGTATACTGATTATTCGTTGGACGAATTAGTAGAATTTTTAGAAAGTTTAACACATCCACAATTTGACAAGGTATTAGAATTTTTTGATACTATGCCAAAACTGCAACACATAGCAGAATTTAATTGTAAAAAATGTGACCTTAAAAATCGGGTGGTGTTGGAGGGAATCCGTGATTTTTTTCTCTAAGCCTCTGCCATGAGGCACTAACTTCTTATTATAAAACAAATTTTCAATTAATGCAACACCACAACTATTCATTAGAAGACTTAGAAAATATGATACCTTGGGAAAGAGAAGTATACCTCACACTTGTAACACAATTCGTCAAAGAACAAAATGAAAAAATAGAACAATTAAAATAAATGGCAAATATAGAAGAACGAATTAAATCGATGCAAGAGGCAGTTGAAGACGCCAAGAGGGGCGTTCGCGCTACCATGACGGTGGAAGAACTCAGCAGAGAATCTATAAGAGATATAGTTAAAGAAGTATCAGAAACTAATACAGCCCTTGATGCGGTATTTAACGAAGGAAATAAAGAAGTAAGTGTTAACACCAGGCATCTTCGTTCAGAATTAATGAAACTTATAGAAGGTGGTGGTGATGCAAGTAAAGAAAGATTAAAAGAGATAGAACAAAAAGCAAGAGATATTGCTCAAGTTGCATTAGAAGAATCACCCGAAGAAGCAGAATATTTGGGTCAACTGGCCGCAAATGTTCAAGGAGCGGCAAGAAAAGCAAGAAAAGCCGCCAGTGGACTAGGTGGAAATATGATAGGTGAAAGTTTGTTCACAGGAATTTTCGGTCAACAATTTGGCGGATGGTTGTTATCTCCCGGACAAAAAAGAGGACGAGGACAAGCAGAAACACTTTTAGACCTTCGACAAAACGAACTTGAAACCCTAACAGGTGGAGGCGGAGGAGAAACTCCAAGTGAAGTTGCTGAAGAAAAAAGAGAACAAGAAATTCGTCAAGTAGAGGTTGAGAGAAAAGAAGACACAGTAATTACTCTACTTAATAGAATATTACTCCTTCTAGGAAAAAATGGTGTATCAGACGGAGATACGAAAGTAGTACCACTTCCTGGTTCTGGTAAACTGCCAATAATCGCCGCGACAACGGCAGTTACAGTACCAGCAACTGTCCTCGCGACGAAGAGTGGAAGACAGGCCGCTAGAAATGCGTTTCGCTGGCTGTGGCAAGGACCTAAAATGACCAGACAATTTTCAACACTAGCACAAAGACCAGGAACTACAATTGCCCAGAAGGTGTTAAACACAGCAGAAGGTAAAGCCGCGGCACGATTAACAGAAAAAGCAATCCACCTTGCAGAAGATGGTATTGCAGTTACTATAAACAAGAACGGCAGGTTAGTAGTAAGAAACGCTGCGGGCGAAATTCTAAAAGATGCTCACCGCGTGAAGTATTTGAAAAATTTAGGATTGCCTCTAAAAATGCCTCCAGGGTCTACAATTGAAGATGTTTTTAAAGTTGCAACCAGAGGTCTTGCTAAAAACGCAACAAAGCCATTCTTACAAAGATTCATATATGGATTTGGTAGAGCAGGGTTAAAGAGCGCCGCGATGGCAGAAGGACCTTTCGCTGCTGTTTTTGCGGGTGTTGACTTCTTGAATATGGCCACCAATGCATATATCGATATGGGGTCGGGTTTTGATTTAGGCCTCACACACAAAAACATGGATGTACAAGCAGGACTATATGGCGGTGCGAGTGCTTTACAAGGCTTGAATTATGCGGGGGAACTAGTCAATATGATTCCTGGAGTAAATGTTCCAGGCGCAGGACAGTCCACTCAAGAGGTCGCACAAGGCCTCGAAGCGGCGCTTTTTGGAACTGACATGTCAAATATATTTGATTGGCGTGTGCGGATGCAGTCGATAAGAAAGAATAGGAAAAAAGATTTGGACTCCATGGCGGGTGGATTTGATAATACCTCAACACTTGGCAAAAGACTTTTATACGCAGGTCAATTCATGAATTTAATGCTCGCTAAAACAGAAGACCCAAGTATAGAACGGTGGATGGTTGATGTTAGTGGCACAACAAAGTCAATAAGCATGAGTTGGCAAGAAGCATATGATTTTCTTGCCAAGAAAGCCGCAACTTGGATTGAAATAGAAGAAGCAGATAGAAACAATAGGCCATACACTAAAGAGAATATTCAAAATATAGAAGCCTCATTAAAAAGTGGTAATTTTAACCTACAAGGTGTTGCAAACGACAACGAAGTAAGTCTTATACCTTGGATGTCATATGTTGGCGAAGATAATCGAGCAATGTTTGGTAGAGAAATGCGAAATAAAATGAGAACATCAAATATTTGGGGTGGAATTCTCAGTGCCGCAGGAGATGCTTCTGTAGGTGGTTCTAACAGACAATCACCAAACCTGCTTCCTAATCCCAACAGTCAGTTTTCAGATAGACCGTCCGCCGGCGGAGGTCCAGTTATGATTGATGGTTCTTCAGTTCATAATAATTTTGTTCAAGACAATACAGTAGATTTAGAAACACTTAGAGAAGTAGACCCAAACACTGTAAATATTACTTTAGATTGATATAAGAAAAGCCCCCGCCAAAGCAGGGGCTTTTCAAAGTCGAACCAATGTGATTACAAGGTTAATTAACCTTCATTAGCCAACTTCTCAAAGTACGATAATGCATCATCACCCTCATCATTACTAACAACATCTGCACTTTCCTTTGAGTTATCTGTCACAGAAGAATCAAAAGGATTTGGTGTTTTAAAATCTTCTTCTGTAGTGGTTTCCGCGGAAGTCGAAACTGAAGAACCGCCAAGAACACTTGTTAGTCTAGTTTTCAACTCATCGTATGACTTGAAGTTAGATTCTTCAGAAAACTCTTTTAGAGCATATTCTGAATCATAAACCTTTTTAATCAAATCATCATTTTCTGCGACAGGTGAACATTCTTCAAATTCACTCTTGTCGTAATTAATAAATCCTGCAACCTTGCGTACCTTCAATCGGAAGTTCGCACCTTTCCATAAGTCAAATGGGTCGATTGCTGTTTCATCTTCAAATTCTGGTTGAATCTTTTCGATAATCTTATCAAAGATTTTCTTACCAAACTTGTAAAGGAATACCTTTCCTTCGTTTTCAGGATTCTTTGGGTCAGAAACTACAAGAATATTTGCATAGTAACTTAATCGTCTTTTACGATTCCTTGCAATATCCTTATCTGATTCTATACCACTGTTCCATAATGCACTGTTTGCTTCGCAGACAGGACACTTTTTGCCAAGTGTTGTTGGACAATTATCAATCAACCATCCACCTGGTCCTTTGAATCCATGATTGAAAACTCTTACCCACGGAAGGTCTTCACCTTCACACGCAGGAAGGAATCGGATAACGGCATAACCATTCGATGCCTTATCTAATTCTGGTTTCCAAATTCTATCGTCTTTATATGACTCACTCTTTTTCGATAACTTATCAAGTTCCCCTGTAAGTTTCTCGAAGTTACTGCCTGATTTTTTCTTTAAATCTTCAAATGACATTTAATATGCCTCCTTGTGTTCGTTATGTACGGTATGTACGATGTATTCAATGTGTATTATACCACAGGAACTACCTGTGTCAAGTATATTTATATGGGTAATTTAGACTTTTTTGGTAGAAGGTTATAGTCCATTCCTTCTGCCTGAATCTTTTCAACAATAGGCAAAGAAAGCATTTGTGCCGCTACGGTAGGTTCTAATGACATCCGTTCACAAACAATTAAAACAGATTCAATATAAGACCCAGACCGACTTGCCAAGTTTTCTACTTCTTGACAAAATTCTAATGGTTCAATTTCAATCATGGTAATCTCCTTTCATATATATGAATGATACTATAAATATTTTCAATGTCAATGACTTATACATATATTAAGTAAATTAT